GTCATCATCCCACGTGAATTGGAACCATGGGAAATTTATTTAATATAAATGGCGGAAATCATTGATATTTACAAAATACATAAATGATTTTAAGTGTGGATTAATAATATCCCGGTGGGAAAATGTCTAAAACACTAAAAGGAGGGACGTTATTGTCCTCCCGTTTCACGGGTATACCTGAAAATAAGACAACTAAATATTTCACAATACGATAAACAAAGAACTCCAAAGTAAAAATAACCATAGGAAATACTAAAAACGCTAATGTAATGAGAATCTTGTTTGTAGTAGTTCTCTCACTCTCCCTAAAAAACAAATAATACAAGCACACTACGACTAAAATATAATAGAGAACCCACAATACGAAATTGACTCGCACATACCATTGATATTTTGGAACGGTGAATTTTGCTTCGCGATTATTTGTCGAATACAAATTATTGAGTCGTGTGATTTCTTGTTCTAAAATTTCATTTTGATTCAATACTGCATTATATAAACTTTTGTAATCAGATTCACTCATTATCTACATTATATTTAGATAATTCATAGTGATTTGGGGATATAATTAATGTTGTCATAGGGTTGTACATTGTATCCTTTATTTGATCCACATGAAGCGGGTAACATATCATTGGAAATATTGTAAATTTCATTGAAGTCCATATTCATGAAGGTTTCGTTTGTATTGGGAGAAGGACTAGGACTAGGACTCATAGAAATACCTTTTTGTTGTAAATATGCCTTCATTTCCTGGGTTGTTAATTGCTGTTGTGTAATATCATTTACATAACTATAAAATTCTTGTATGTTAATTAAATTATTATTATACTCGTCTAATTGTTGCTTTATGAGAGTATTTATGTCTGATGGCGCAGGAGAAGGAGCAGGAGCGGGAGTAGGAGCGGGAGCAGGTACCTTCGTCGAACCACCGGAAGACGTAGCATTACTCAATGCCGATGTGTCTGTATTTGGATTTACACCGGACGGCGCGGTTGGAACATCTGCAGTGATCGAAATACATGTTCCTTGTTCAGAATCCCATCGTGTTTCATCGCCACAACAAGTTTCTTCATAACAAATTCCTAAACTACTAAATAAATTGTTGAAATCTGGTTGTTGTTCGCTGCTTTCAAACTCGTCTTCATTTGGCGGAGGCATTTCAATGTGATTATAATTAATATCACTTCTAACACTGAGATTCATATACATGAATATAATAATAATACCACAAACCGCAAAATTAACAATATGTAACAGTGTAAATACTGTATTCATACCGGATGACTTGTTTTCTCCCAACATATTTGATCCCCAACGTAATAATATATGTATGACTAGCGCTAAAATGACGATTAACATGATACGTGTATAAGCACCGTATTCTTGACGTTGTGTATCCGCAAACAGCGCCTTTCTTTCTTGCATTGTTTTTGCGTTTTTAATGAGTTGTTCCTTTCTCTCCAATCGTTCTTGTTCATCTTCCAAAATTTCCTTCATCTTTTCCTGTTCGGTCAACACTGCCGCAGAAGAAGTATTTGCGTCATCATACGTTTTCGATGTTTTTTGCAAATTATTTTGAATGTTTTTCACATAATCAGCAACCTGGCTCGAACCATCAATCGTGGAAAACTCCTTGCTTTGTGAATTTAATGTTTGTAAATAATTGTTTTGAACATTAAAAATATCTCCTATATCAAAACCTCCTTGACTTGACATTATAAATTAAACTATATAATGTCAATATAAAAAGAATTAGTCCATTGTATAAATAAAAACCAATAACACAAGGATCGTTAACATTGCTAAAGAAAACATCAAATTCATGCTTACAAATTTATCGTTGTTATCTTCAATGCTTTGCTGTGCTGCATTTAAACGAGGCTTGCCAATCATAGTCATTTTCTGATCCTGTAATTCGCTATAGCCGGACTCGTCCACCACTTTTTTTAGTTTTTCGTAAGCAGGAATATCCATATTTTTCAAATCATCATAATTCGCGGATATTTGGTTTATATTGTTTTCAAAGGTTTGTTCTTGTGTCTTTACATAGTCAATACCTTGTTCCATTGTATTGGAAATGGCATTTGTATTAAAACCTTCTTTCATAAAATCACATGCACTTGATCCTGTTATTGTACCATCGGGATTATAATTTTTATCCGTAAAAAGGACTTCCTTAAAACAATTATTATAACTGTTTATTTTCTTTTTGTTTGCGCAAATCTCAATATCAATCGGGTCTGAAACCGGAGGCGTTGTAATATAATAATTTGAATAAGGGAAAGATGAACCATAATCAATTGTTTGACTAAGCGATTGTATAGGCAATTCTACTACAGTCTCGTTACCTGTATTTGTACACATTTTTTTAACGTCGCCTGAAAATTCTTTGTTTCGAATATACAAATTCGAAGACCCTTGTTGGATGTTTTCATAACTGCTAATATTCGGGTTAATTTGGTTAAACGATGGAAAACTATCAGTAGAATCAATGTAACATTTGTTTGCTTGCGTGGTTGATGAATTGTTTAGAGCATAACTGTAAAAATAATTACAACTTGGATCATTATCACATATCTCTTGGCATTGTGTAACTGTCCCCGTTTCAATGTTATTGGTTGTTACAGCTTGATTCATTTGCTCTTTTGTCGGATAATATCTTTGGTAAATATCATATGTTTTTCCGGGTTCTAAAAATTTGTCTGGCAGTTCTTTCATTTCATATTGGTTTTGCGCGTTTAAGGAAGTATCTATTTGATACGTTTTTCCCATTCTTTTATCACCACTTAGGCGATAAATATAAAATACGGTTGGTAAACTTCCCGGCGCACTTTCGCTAAGTGTATAATAGACATTATTCGGTAATTGACCATACTGATCAATATTATCAATCGAATCATAAAATCCTGTATTAACTATAAACTTGTAACTTTCCATAATAAGATACATGGTCTGTAATTGAACAGGATCTATCTTATTGTTTGCATCTAACTGTGTATAGCACGTAAATTTACCCATTTGATATGTTTCTGGTGAAGTAGTAACAAAAGAAGCATACAATAGGGTTGGTAAAAAAGGCATCATACTATTGGTGTTTTGAGAACATATGTTAAAAATATTACTTTTCAAACTTGGACTTGGAGTTAATAGTGAAGACGATTTTGGTTTAAACGTAATTTCATAAACAGGGGGTCCTTTCGTCGATTGAGCTGGTAAATAATAATAAACCTGGATTCTCATCAAATAATTTTTATTTGCTTCTAAAAACACCGCCTTGTTTTGTGTTTTGAGGTTAATAATACTATTGCTATATGTGAATTCACATACAGCTTCATCACCATACCACGCCATAACATATACGTTTGTGCCCGATATAACATTTATGACATAATATTGACTAATATCAACATTCACATACGTGATCATTTCGGTACAAACATAATTACTTGCATTATTGTAGGTAGGGTTGGCACTTAAATTAAATAATACATTTTTCATTATCTTATCATCAAGATTCGATATGACTCCGTTTTTTGAAGGATTTACTACAATATAGTTAGATGCAACATCTTGATAACTCATTCCAGGTGAACTCATTGGAGTCGCACTGTTATAAGAATAAAAAACGCGATTGGCAATGCAATTGTCAATATATTTCGTTATACTTGCATTGTTTTTGAAAATGTCATCCACCATTACGTAACTACCATTATTTATGGGCGCATTTATTTGATTTACATTATTGATCACCACATTTGAAGCTTCTTTTAATACATCTAATATTTTATTTGTTACTACCATGTGATTGATCATAACTCCATCACTAAGGTTGTTTTTCAAGTAACTTTCGTCCTGTAAATGAAATTCTTGCTCTATTTTTGCCAAATGCATTAACCAATAGTTCGTAGTGTTCATTTCAACAAACGGACTCCATGAAGATACATTTTCGGAAAATTCACTTGCCGGAACATTTCCAATTCCTTTTTTATTGACTCCTTCTGGTGAAACTTGAAAATGATAATATTTGTATTGTGGTTTATATTCAACAGTACCGGGTGCCATAGAAGGAGTAACCACCCTCTTAAAGCCTTGTTGATCTTTTTCCAATGATTCAATATAACCATTATATTCGTTAATAATATCGTCTAAACGTTTATGTGTACGTAATGGGTTATTATCTTGAAAATTAGAATAGTCCATATTTCTCTACTAGTTATATTATAATTATACAATATAACTGGTTTTTTTCTTACATTACAATAATGTAATATATCAAACAAAAAACAGCAATGACCGAAATTAAATAAATCAATTGAGAGCTTTTTAATTGCAACTTTGGTTCGTTGTTTTGAAATACGTCTTTTTGAAAAACCTCTAACTGTTGGTCTAATTTTTTACGAAAATCTTTAATATTATTAATATTGTTATCAATTTGAATAACATTTTCTTGATAACCACTATGACTAATCGCTTTGTCATTTTTCTGTTGGTTTTTTTCCATTGCCTTGTCCAATGTAGTAACCGAATTCATTAAATTAATATATGCATTATCAACTTCGCTAAAATTATCCGAGGCCGAACACGATGGATTGACTAAATCTTTCGTATTATTTGTTAAATCGTTGCACCCAAAATACCGTTCACGTTTTTTAATAAACTCATTTAATTTCTCCGTAACTTCATTTTGTAATTGAAATAAATTATTAGGTTCTGTTAAATGTAATCCTTGTTGTGTCATATATATTAAGAAGAGCCTTTATTATAACGGATAAATAAAATACTTCCAATAACACCTAAAAGTAAATTGACTGTTTTTACCACTTCAAAGTGATATTTTGTGCTCACGTTGTCGTATCTTTGTTCAGATGCATAATGTTGATTACGAATATTGTATAATTTATCGACTAAAGATTTGTTTAAACACAACTGGTTTTGATAACATTTGTATATTTCTCCACTGGGCATAGCCACATTTTCATTAATCGATGAACATACCAAATTCTTCGTCTCTTCTTTCAAAATAGTACAACCTTCGAATCCCTGGGGCATATCATTCGCATTGGTAGAATTAAAAAAATCAGTGGGATAATATTGCATACTAAATATATGTTCTTGTGGTACTTCAGTTGTCATTATATATATTCGGAAGGAATTTTGTTGTCGTTAATAAATTTTTTTATTTTTTTTATCATGAGATATAAACATCATTCCTTTTGGGAGATTTGATACGGATTTACAACAATAGTGACTAAATATAAGATCAGGTCTCTTTTTTTTAAATAATGCCGTTATATGTGCCTTTATTTCATATATGTTACCTAATGATGCATAAGGCAGATCATTAATATGAAAAGTGAATCCATTTTTATATTGAGGTTGTCTAATTTTGCGATGAATGAAATCAATGTTTTGTTTCGTCATAATATGTAATTTTTCATAATCCAAAATATACCGAAGAATATCGGGTGGAATATTATACTTTTTACCCAAGTTTTCTAAAGCAATGTAAATTTTTAAGACACTCATTTTTATGAAATATAAAAAATTGTATTTCATATATCAATTTTTTATATAAATACATTCTAACAACATACACGGTAATAAGTTGTATCTAAAGCCGTAATACTTGATCTCAATATTCTGCATACATCACCCGGTCGCAATCCCACGACGAGTGCTTGTGGATCAAATCGCGAAATTTCTGGCAATTGCATTTTTTCGTCTTGGATATGATGTTTTTTCTTAAACTCTTCTAGTTCCGATTCACTCAAAACATTCATCTTGGGAACCATTATATGGTTCAAAATATTCGTTTGAAGGCGTTTAATATTGTGGATAATCACGAAAGTTCCTTCGCGCTCATACAAATATTTCACTTTTGCTAAAATAGTTTCATTGGGTTCGTCGTCAATAACAATGACTAAAGTATCTTGCTTTGTGAGAACATTGTCAATAATATAGAGATCTTCAACTATGTTGTCAAGCACTTGGGGTTTCATTTGTTTGGTATTGCTTTTCAATGTGAAATAGTATTTAATATACACTTGTTTGTCATTTTCACGATGTTTAATG